GGTTGCTGAGAAGCTGCCTGAAGCTATGAAAAAAGCTAAAGTGCCACAGAAACAAATAAATTTAATATTAAGATATTGGGTAGAGATGATCAAGGAGATGGAGTAGGGTGCGCTTATATAACCCTAGCCTATAGAGAAGTATGGATTACCCCGATCAAGTAACGATCTTATCGTATGGTGGAGGCACTAATAGCACAGCACTCTTGTTAGAGTGGGTTAAACGAGGTTACAGATTAGATGCAGTAATATTTGCTGATACAGGATCTGAGCAGCCTAAAACATATGATTTTATTAATAATTATATAGTGCCTTACTGTGAAGAGAATAATTTACCTTTTCATACTGTTAAATACACTGTAGGTGAAAGAGCAAGAGGCGTTAAAGAGGGTGAATGGGAAGCTGATCAGGAAGTTGCTATTTATGATTGGTATAAATATATGAAAATACTTCCATCCATAAAGGATCGAGGTTGTACTGATAAGTGGAAAATACAACCCATAAAAAAATTAATAAAAAATAAATATCCTGATAGCATCCAGTTGATAGGAATAGATGCAGGTGAAACTAGACGTGCGCAGCGTACCAGAGATCCTAAGACGGGTGAGTGGGTATATTTGTATCCAGATAAACGTTATCCACTTATTGACTGGAATATTGATCGCAAAGGATGCTCTAAAATAATTGAAGAACATGGCTGGCCTAGCCCTGAAAAGTCAGGGTGTTATTTTTGTCCCTTCCAGCCTGCTAAAAACTGGACTGAGCTTTACAATACCAGTCCCGATCTATTTAATAAAAGTTTAAAGTTAGAAGTAGAAAATAGGAACTTCCCTAATATGACACTAATGACCACGGGGCCTAAGCGGTTAGACTGGTTTAAAAAAGGTTTAGATACACAAACATCTTTATTTGATTTTGGTGATGATGATAATCATATTCCCTGTGCCTGTTATGATGGTTAATTATGTTTAGAATATGTGATAGTGAGACAGGTCAGGTAATATATGAAACTAATAATATACAAGATCTATCAGATTATCTTTACGATCAGAACCCTAAATACTTAACAGTTAGTGTAAATGATAAACACGTAAAAAAATGGCAAGCATCGAAGGACTAGAACAGTTTACTCAGCATTTAATTACTAAAGGTTTATTAGAAGAAGACCTTGACTTTATAGACTTTGCTAATGATATACTAAGTGACTTTATGAGACAGGAGCCTAGTAAATACGTTCCTTTAGGATCTATGCATAAAGAATGGCTGCAGACACTTAAACAAGATAAAAACTACGTAGGTATAATGTGCGCTAGGGGACATCTTAAAACGACATTTACGTTAACTTACTGTGCGTATATGATGCATAAATATCCTAACTATAGAGCATTATATGTGTCAGCAACCCTTGATCAGGCTATAGATAAAATGGAACAGTTTGAGGAGTTATGTAGAAGATCATGGCGTTTAAGTAGTTTCATAAAAGGTAAGGATGACGGTGGATCGTGGAAAAAGAGTGAAAAACACTTTGGCAACGGTAGTAGAGTAAGAGCTGCATCTACTGGTAAAGCGTTAGAAGGGCCTCACGTTCATTTAATTATTTTAGACGATATACTTGAAGAGTTTCCTAGAATGTCAGATGATAGTATTATACATTTTATAAAAAGAGTTGTAATGCCTATGCGTCTTCCTGAAGGTAAAATACTGCTTATAGGTACCCAGAAAAGAATAGGTGATGCGACTGACTGGGTGCGACAGAGTTCAGACTGGGCGCACGTCTGGCATCCTGCTTTAGATGAAGAGGGTAAACCCAGATGGCCTGAGTATTGGACTATGGATAGGCTAGAAGCAGAAAGACACTCGATGGGTACTAGGGCGTTTGAGTCTGAGTATTTATTAAATCCTTTAGATCCAGAAACTGCAGTTATACCGTTTAATGTGATCGAGCCTTGCCTAGATACTGATCTAGGTTTTGAAGATCCTTTAGAAGGATCAGATATAGTGATAGGCGTTGATCTAGCTGTTGGTTTAGATATGAGTAATGACGAGACAGCTTACACAGTTTTATCTTACGATCGTACAACAAAAACCAGACAGGTATTATATCAGTGGTGTGGTAAAGTGAAAGCAGAGGGTGCAGGGTGGTTAACTTCGCAGGTTAATAACTTAGTGTCGTTAGCTGAAAAATATAACCCTAGCTTGATCATGGTAGAAACAAACGGATTTCAAAGGTTAGTTGCGCACGCAGCTAAAGATCTAGCATCTCTGCCAGTAGAAGGTCACCGTACTGGATCAGAAAAACACCATGCACAGATCGGTATTCCTAGAATAGCACTGGCACTGGAGCAAGGTCGTTACATTATTCCATATAACAAAACAGTAAACAAAACAGGGCCTATAGGATCACGCAAGCTAGTAGAAGGTCTGTCTAGACTTATGTGGGGTAAGAATGGCAAACTAGATGGCCATACGTCTGATGCAGTAATATCGTTATGGATGTGCGAGTTAGCTATAGAGAAGATAGATAAACGTGGGATCCGTGTTACTAGCTGGGACAATTTTTGATGATGCACTTATATAACCCTTTCATAATCCTGTAGTATGTACAAAGGAAACACCTTAACCAAAGATGAATGGAAAGCTTGCCCTGAGTGTGATGAGCCTCTAGCTAAATGGAGCACTATGGCCGAGGATAAAATACACTGTAAACACTGTTATAACAAATTAAAGTATGGAGTATCTGACATAAACAACTGTTTTCAAGGGTCAGTTATTACGATAGATTGATGAAAAGACACATGGCAGGTAAAACTGAGCGCACTACCTTGTGCGGGTATAGATGCACTGTGCAGGAGTATAGAATTATGAAAGGTAGACACGTTCAGTTTGTAAACTGCAAAAAATGTCTGGGGTTGATCAAATGAGTGTAACGGAGATCCCTGAAGATGCTTGCCCTTGCTGTGGGGTGGAATTGGTAGAAAACTGCTGTATAAGCTGTGGAGAGGTGTACTATTGAAGTGGCGTTTTGATTGTTTTGTATGTGGGGAGCGTTGGGAGGAAGAACACCGTCATTTAGAAAAGCATCACTTTATGTTTAGTGAAAAAAATAAAAAAGAAGGTAGGCCGATGGTGGACTGCTACAGATGTAAAATGGATATGATTTACACACCGATCGTAGGAGATATGGTTGGAAATCGTTCTTGAAATTATAGCAGGTTTTGCTATGGCGGTATTGATCACGCTAATTTTGTGGGCCTTGTACAGTTTGACGATTTTGAAAAGGCTTTGATGGATAAAGCTTATATAACCCTAACTAATGTGTACAATACCCAGAAAGGGTAGGAAACAAAACATGAAAACACAAACCTGTAAAAAATGCAAATACGAAATGACTGAATATCAAGCAATAAATTCCTATAAAGGATTATGCGTATGTTGTTATGAGGTAAATTAAATGGGTAAAACAACAGTAATCAGATTTATACCAGATGACAAAGCATTTGCAAAAGCATATGCTGAATTTATTAAACGCAAAAAAGAGAGGGGTGAAGAATGCAGTTAGTCTTATATCGTTGCGATGAATGTTACAGCCCCAAGATCCGTATGGAATCGGGATGGAGATGTTTAGTATGCGAAGAATAGAACCAATAACAATTAAACTAGCTAAAGTAAATCGTGATGATAACTTTGTGACTTCAACAAAACAGTGGATCAAAGAAATTAGAGAGGAAATAAAAGATGGGTTTAACAAAAAAGCTTAACAAAGTTGAGGATTTAGTTATGCGTCATTTGCGTGATCATGAAGTTTGCAGGGATAATACTAAGTTTCTATACTATTCAGTTTTACAGGAGTTCTACAGAGCCACTAGTTCTAAAGGTAGATTGTGCGAAGAAGACAAGTTTTTATCCGATTTATATGATTTATTACACTATGCACCTTGCGATGAATCTATACAGCGATCCCGCAGACGCATACAGAACAAGCTTAAGATGCACCGATCTTCTAAGGCAGTTCAGGAAATGAGAAAGAAAGCTGAGGACACATATTATACATGGTCGCAGGATGACTAATAAAATATATAAAGGGTGCTGGGCATAGTCAATACCGATGACAAGCTGCGGGCCTAAAATTATCCATGAGAAATTTTCCAACTTCCAAAGTACAGAGGGCTTGTCATCATAATGGCCCGACTCGAACTTAAGGGGATAGACAATCGAGTTCGAGAGGATGTTAAGGTGTTGGCTAAAACGCACGGTGTTACAGTGGCTAAATTTTTAGAGCCAGCGATCAAGAATTACATTTACAAGGCCGATAATAGAGAAAGGCTTAATAGAGCTAAGAGGTCTGACCCAGACTGGTAACATGGGATTTTTAGACAGATTCAGGAGCAAGCCCAAACAGACTTCTAATTTACAAAAATATTTAGATGGTAATTTAGAGAAAGAAGCTAGGACACCAGTTTATGATATGGCACCAGCTATGGGTAGCACGGGGCCGATGCGTATAGATCCTATATACAACTTACATCACTTAGAAGATTTAGCTATAAATTACTCTCATCTTCAAACTGTAATAAATAGGATAGCATCACAGACAGTTGCTAAGGGATACAGGTTAGAACAAACTGTGGATAATCCCAGTGAGGATCAGAAAGAAGTTTTGGAACGAATACTTAAGGATCCTAGCAACGGAGACAGCGATATTACGGGTGAAGAGTTCTGTAAGGCTTTGATCAGGCAGCTCGAAGTGTTTGACGATGCATGGGTTTCAATCGTTTACGATTACGTTAAAGATGAGTCGGGCAGGATACTTGGAAAGCAAGTATCACAGTTATGGGTTGAGGATTCTAAACAGATGCGATACAACACTGACAGGTT